AACTGCGGAGGAAGCTTTTAATGGTAACAGTGCAGCTTGAAAATGACCAAGCAGATGAAATAGCCGCAAAAGTTATTCATGATCTTTACTTTGACATGATTAAACGACTTGAAGATGAACAAGGCTATCTGCTATTTACCTCAGAAAAACATCATGATAAAGTTCTTATACAAAACTTTATGAAGTGTCTATCTGAAGTGCATAATTATTTAGTAACACAGGACAAATACATATGATAGTAACTGATATTAAAGAGCATGAAGATGGTAGTGCTACAGTAGTGTTTGATATGAATGCAGAAGAACAATCTACGTTCATAGAAGCAGCTATTATACGTGCTCTTAAACTAGGTATAGAGCAAGATCAAGACGAACCTACTATGTATGACTATGCTAGACGTCTGATCAAACTTCTTGATACCAAAGAAGAGAGTGACAGTGGAGTAATGTTTCACCCTACATACATAACATCATGTAGAGTGATGCATGTCAAAGAACTCGATACCATCCTTGACGGGATGAAAGAGTTACTAAGCAAACCAACCGTTCCCGAGACGGTACCTTATGAGGACAAGTGATGATTAAAACTGCTGTAACTGTGGTTGTATACATGAATGATTCGTTCAGGAAGGATGACATAGAAACTATTCTATGGCACGCTCTTGATCCAGTCTTACACAGAGATGAATCATACCAGATAGTTTCAGTAGAGGAACTTGAAGAGTGCATCTAATCCCTGTAGCAACTCAAGAAGAATGTGCTGAAGTAATTCAAGCTATCAGCAAAGTGTTTAGATTTACCCTAGACCATCCTCACCCTGAGACTGGTATTACTAACAAAGAACATCTTGAAACAGAGGTTGGGCAACTTAAATGTATGCTTGACTTACTGTCTAACAAATGGAAACTAGATAGTAATGCCATTAACCGTTCATATGACTTAAAGCTAATGAACTATAATCGTTGGGATAAACAACATGGAGTATTATCATGATAGTAGACACTACTATTGAAGACGAGGTGCTTGTAACAATGGTCCTCAAGAAACCATTTACTATGGAACAAAGAGCTGAATTCGACCAGATCTTAGATCATTGTTTTGGTTTTGAAGAAGACTATAATAGAAAGGTAACTAATGAAATCTCAACGTGACTGGGATGAATTTTATTTAAGCATATGCGACTTGATCTCCAATCAAAGCTATGCTGAAGACCGTAAAGTAGGTGCTATCATTGTTAAAGATGATAACATCATTTCATTTTCGTATAACGGAACACCTAGAAAGACTGACAATGATACCCAAAGTAATATTGTATTACATGCAGAAGCTCAAGCAATTGCTAAAGTGGCACGAACAAACAGCAGTACTATTGATGCTACTCTTTACTGTACCCTTAGTCCTTGCATTGACTGTTCTAAACTTATATATTCAGTAGGTATTAGACGAGTAGTCTACAAGTGGCTCTACAAAGACACTACTGGTTTAGACTTTCTACGTGTTAACAATGTAGGAATAAACCAAAATGATGGTCGTAATAACCTTGCTGACTCTGCATGGATAGCAAACACAGGGTTACTTAAAGATGACTTCTGAGTGGGCTTATATTCTACTACTTGTATTTCTGTTTTATAATTTGTATTTACAACATAAACTCAATGAGTTTAAAGAAACTATAGAAGACCAAGCTGAAACAATGACAATGATGGCTAAAGAGCTTAATGCTCTTGGCTCACCTAACGTATCGTTTCAATATGTCTCTGAGTAGTAAATACAACAATGTAAAGATACAAGTATCTTGCGTGCCTAACTATGAAAAAGAAATTAAATTATTATTCTTTAGAATACTAGATGACTACATAAATAGATTTAATGTAGAAATAGTAGTTGATAAAGCACATATACAAGTATGCTTTATTGAGTATGATGACCCTAAAGGTGAGACTTGTGGGCTACATATATTTAGTGAAGATAATAAAAAGATCTTAATACAAATAAGAGACCCTCTTTTACATGGTTGGGAAGGTAACCCCTACACAATGGATAAAATGGCTAACATAGTATGCCATGAATTCGTTCATGCTTGCCAAGCACTAACTGGCAGAAATGGTTTTAGTATTCCTAAATTAACCTACGATAAAAATGATGAACAAGAACAATACTTCTTTGACCCCTGTGAAGTGGAAGCAAGAGCACTTGAAGCTCCCTACACAACAATGTATGCTCAGGCATTACTAGCATGAGTAAACTACGTTTATGTGTAGACATTGAAACAAACGGGTTTATGCCTACTGTTGACACCATCTGGTGTTTAGTAGCTGTAGATGCTGACAACGGAAATGTCTATTCATTTTCTGATCACGACACTGAGTTACCCTCTCTACAAGAAGGCTTAGACTTTATTAGTAAGGCAGACATTATCTTTGGTCATAACATTATTGGCTATGACTTGGTAGTGCTTGATCACCTTACTGGATGGTTTCCACCTGACAGTGTAAGGGTAATAGACACTTGGGTGATGTCCCAAACAAACCAATACAAACGAGATCACAAACATGGTCTCGAAGGTTGGGGTTCTAAGTTAGGCTTTCCTAAATTAAACTTTGAAGACTTCTCTAAGTACTCTAAAGAGATGCTTACCTACTGTATCCGAGATGTTGAACTCAACGTTAAGGTCTACAAGATACTTACAGCAGAAGCAACTAAGATCATTGGTAAGTTCCCAATGTATGCTAAAGGTTTAGAAGTAGAAAACCGCTTTGCTGCTATTGAAGCTGCTATCCGAAACAAAGGATGGATGTTTGATATGGCTGAAGCACAAACACTTCTAATGAAGATTAACAATAAGATGGATCATATCGAGGCGATTCTCGAACCACGTATCGGTATGAGATGTATTAAAGTAGATAAGCCAGATGAGTCTAAGGAACCAGCATGGCGTAAAGATGGATGCTATACAGTAGCAACGGTCAAACACTTTAGTATTGAACAAGAACGTGGTCGTACAGATCGCCCTATTGAAGGACCATATTGCCGTATCGCTTTTGAACAAGGCAAAGTAGGCAACACAGAGGTCGTCAAAGACTATCTTTATTCTATAGGATGGGTTCCAGATGAATGGAACGTGGAGAAAATAAATGGCAAGTTCGTTAACAAGAGTCCTAAGCTCACTGAGTCTTCACTTGAACTCTTGGGTCCAGAAGCTATGCTTATCAGCGAGTACTATACCCTTAGAGCAAGGAAAGGTATTCTTGAGGGATGGATTAAAGAAGTTAGAGAGTCAGGTGACAATCGTTTGCATGGTCGCATGTGGACTATTGGCACTCCTACCTTTAGATGTCGTCACGAAGTCGTTGCTAATCTACCTAGCGTTGATTCTGTTTATGGCAAAGAAATGCGGTCTCTTCTCAAGTGTGAGAGCGGAACTGTCATTGTCGGAGCTGACTCAGCTGGTAACCAAATGCGTGGCTTGTGCCATTATATCAATAACGATGACTTTACTAATGAGGTAATCAATGGAGACGTGCATCAACGCAACGCTAACGCACTCGGTACTAGTAGGAAGCTTGCTAAGCCTTTTCTTTATGCTTTCTTGTTTGGTGGTGGGGCGGGTAAACTTGGTCTCATACTATCGGGAAAAAGAGATGCTAAACTGGGACAAGAAGCTATCGGAAAGTTTGAGAACTCAATTCCAGGACTCAAGGAACTTAAAGACAGACTCATAGGACAGTATGAAAGAACATCTGCTGCCTTTGGATCTGACAATGCTTGGGTAAGAGGTCTTGATGGTCGTATTGTGTTTGTAAGTTCATCACATCAAGTGCTTAACTACATACTACAAACTACTGAAGGTATCACCTGTAAAGCAGCTGCTGTATACCTACAAGACAAGCTATGGGAAAGAAAGATACCACACTACTTTGCTCTACATTATCATGATGAAGTAGCTGTTGTAGTGCCTGAGAGCTATGATCAAGAAGTAAGAGAGTTAGCCATTGAAGCTTTTACAGAGGCTCCTAAATGGTTTGGTATTACATGCATGGGTGGTGACGCTCATGTAGGAACTAATTATGCTGAGGTGCATTAATGATTGAACAAGAAGATTGCTTTGACTTAGCGATCATTGATGTAGACAGTATTCTATATCAGATCGCTTATACTACTCCTTCACCAGCTCTCTGTAAGAAACATCTAGACGAAGCTCTAGATAATATTATGGAGAAGACTGGTGCAGCGGATGGTTTAGTGTTTATGAAAGGTAAAGATAACTTTAGATATCAGGTAGACCCTGAATATAAAGGTACTCGTAAAGATACTATTGAACCTGAGATTAGAGAACGTATTGAGATGCTCTATGAGTATGCCAAAGACTTTTGTATAGCGTCACATGGCGCTGAAGCAGATGATCTATGTGGTGTATATGCTCGTACTGCTCTTGATAATGGAGAGACATACATCATATGTCATATCGATAAAGACTTGAATGGTCTTACTGGTTGGCACTATAACTTCAGAAGTCATAAACTTTACTATGTAAGTGACTCTGAAGCATATAGGTTCTTAATGATGCAAGTTCTTACTGGAGACTCAACAGATAACATCCAAGGTCTACGTGGTATAGGTGAAAAGACAGCCATCAAGCTGACTAAAGATACACCTAATACCCGACTGTGGGACAGGGTTATTGAGATCTGGAAAGACAAACAACCAGAAACATGGTACAATAACTTCGTCAAATGTGCTAACTGTATTTACATTCGAGAGTTCAATGATGACCTCAGACCTCTTACCTTTGAAGAACTAAAAGAAAGACTTACATGGACAGAGACTACGGACACTGGTACCCTCTCTCAGACAGACCAGCTGACGCCTTCGGATTCATCTACGCCATTATCAACCTCCAAACAGGAAGAAAATACATCGGCAGAAAGCAGCTCATAAGTGTATCAAGAAAAAGAATTATCGGGAAGTCTCGGAGAGAAGTCACAAGGAAAGAGTCTGATTGGAGGTACTACTGTTCATCCTGTAAAGAGTTACTTGATGATATTAGACTCTACGGACTTGACTCATTTACTTTCGTTATCTACAAATGGTGTATCGGTCCAGGAGATCTTACATACAGCGAGGTTAAAGAGCAATGGGAATGTGAAGTCCTATCAAGAGATGAAACTCCTCTTGGAGAACGTGTCTGGTATAACGGGAATATAGGTGCAGTAAAGTTTTTAAAACCTAAGTCTTATGATTAAGAAAACAAAACCATTAACCAATGATGAACCATCCTTGAAGGACGAGTTCAAAGATCAATTCAAAAAGAAAAAGGAAACACAGAAGCAAGCAAAGGAACGTAGGAAATTCATTCGTGAATTAAGAGAAGACAGAGACTGGAGCTAATATGTCTAGATGGATACATGCACCATGCCCTAAATGTTCGTCATCAGACGCATTTAGTTATAAAGAAGAAGATGAGTTTGGCTTCTGTTTTAGTTGTCAAAAGTCTTCTCCTATTAACCCTACTTATAAACCAACTGAATACCACAAAGAGAATTATTCAATGCACACACTAGAGGAAATTACAAACTATGACACTCGTGGATTTAAAGAACGTGGTATTACAAAGGCTACGGCAGCTCATTACGGAGTTAAAGTATCGTATGCTGAAGATGGTACTATTGCTAGCCATTTTTATCCTTACACTAAGGATGGAGTGGTTGTGGCTTACAAAGAAAGAAAGTTACCTAAATCATTTGTCATCCATGGCAACTTTAAAGAGGTGCAATTCTTTGGGCAAACAACAGTTACTGGAGGAAAAAGGATTATCATATGCGAAGGCGAGCTTGATGCCCTCGCTGTGGCGCAAGCGCAGTATGACAAGTATCAACGATACTACCCCTCCGTGGCCATTCCCTCGGCATCAGCGACCGCGTTAATCCTTGAACAACGTGAATGGTTAAGAAACTTTGATGAAGTAGTTCTTATGTTTGACTCAGATGAGGCAGGACAAAAGGCTACTCAACAAGCGGCTAAGATAATCGGCTACGATAAAGTAAAGGTAGCTAGTCTACCTGAGAAAGATCCTTGTGATGTACTAATCAAACAAGGTAGTGCTACCTTAATGAGCTGTATCTTTGATGCTCGTTCATATAGCCCCTCTGACGTTGTTAAGGGTGAAGCTGTATGGGAACAATTCAAGCTCAAACAAAACACTGTATCATTAGCCTATCCTGAATGTCTCAAGACACTCAATGAGAAACTCTATGGTATGCGTCTAGGTGAGATTGTTTTGTTCACATCAGGTACTGGCTCAGGTAAGTCAACTGTTATTAAAGAAATCGTAATGGAGATTCTTGACAAGACAACTGACATGGTTGGTATGGTCTCTCTTGAAGAATCTGTTGGTGATACAGCAGAAAAGTTTATTGGTATGCAGCTGAGAAAGAACCTCAAGACAGATAATGTCACTGAGGAAGAACAGTATACAGCTTTTAAAACTATCTTTGGTGATGAACGCTTAGTGCTGTTAGATCACCAAGGTTCTGTTAGTGATGAGTCACTGATTGATAAGCTAGAACACTTAGCCCTTATGGGTTGTAAGTATATTATCCTTGACCACATTACTATTGCTGTGTCTGAAGGTGCTAAAGGTAAAACAGGTAATGAAGCAGTTGACTCCTTCATGTCTGACTTACTTAAGATCACTAAGAAGCATAACATCTGGCTTGGTGTTGTATCTCACTTACGCAAAGGTGAGAAGCCCTTTGAAGAAGGTCACATGCCTTCTATAGATGACATCAAAGGCTCAGGCTCTATCAAACAGATTAGCTTTGACATCATTGCTTTCTGTCGCAACATGGTAGCTGACTCGGAAACTCTCCGTAACACTATCAGACTTCGAGTCTTAAAGTCTCGATTCACTGGTCGTACTGGTGACTGCGGTAATACATCGTATGACACAATCACTGGACGTCTTAAACAAACTTCATTTGTAGACTTCGAATAATGAATCCACTCCAATATCTTTCTGAACGTGTATCCAAGGTAGTAATTAATTCAGACAAGATCTTTAATGAGGGTGCGCGTCTCCTTGCACATCACCCTACATGGGAATATGATCTTGAAAGATTTATTAATGAATCTTGGGACACACTACTTAGATACTGTATCCGTAACAAGAATGCTACGCACAGTGCTTCAGTTAAACTCACCTTCGCATCTGATCTTATCGGGAAAAGAATTGCAAGGGCTATTGGCATTGATGAACACAACATCAAATCCACCCTCTCTCTGGGAGATATTCTCCTTGAAACGTTCTTACAAGACGGTTTAATAGATATCTTTAGAGAGTATGAAGGTCGTAAAGCTCCTTACATGGTGCGTATTGTTAATCAAACAGATGACGTTAAGCCTACGCTTATTGGTACTTCATTTGAACCTCTGCTGCCTATTGCTGGGCTATACAGCAACCTTACTAAAGAACCATTCATTAAAGGATGGACTAACAGCAAACTATTTCATGAGTATTTAGATAAACCTTTTATTAGAAGTATGGAAACATTACGCCAACAACCTTGGTCGTTAAACCTACCTCTATTAAAGGCTATGGAAGAGAATCATCCTACCGAAATACTAGAGCTAGTTGATGTTAATGGTGAGATATACAAATATAATATCCACCATGAAAACCTACACTTACCTAAGAAACTTAATCATATAGATGGTACAAAGTTCTTTGGTAAGAAAGACCCTAAGTTACAGCGACTGATAAGCAAATACTTTGAGTACAGTCAAGTAGTAAAGAAAGCTCGCTTAATAAACAACAAAACATTCTATCAGGAGGTATCTTGTGACTACCGAGGACGAGTATACTATGCCGAATCTTTTCTGGAGTTCCAAGGGTCTGACTTGGCCCGATCCCTTTTCTTGTTTGCTAATAAGAAAGAAGTTACCGAACGAGGCTACTTCTGGTTATGTGTCCACACAGCAGCTTGTTACAATAAATCATTCTCCTTTGATGAGCTTGGACAGCAGGGATTCGGTACTGATTATGCTGCATACCTAAAGGAAGAAGGTCTAGATACTATCTCTCTAGATAAAATGACTTTAGAAGATCGTGCTTTGTGGGTTAACCAACATATAGGGTTTATTACCTCTACTAGCTTAAATGAAGTAATTAATCAAACAGCTGAGAAGCCTTATAGTTTCTTAGCTTGCTGTAATGAGATAGTAAACTATCATAGAGCTAAGTCTGATGGTAAACCCTACATGTCTGGCTTCCCTATACCTATTGATGGTAGCAACAATGGTTGGCAACATCTGGCAGCAATGTCTAAAGATAAACAAGCAGGTACTTTAGTGTCCTTAGTACCTACTCCTATCCAGAAAGACTTTTACGTAGCTGTTGCTAAAGAACTTATCAAGACTATGCCTGAGTGGTTTGAAGAAAAACAAATGCCTATGAAGCATATCCGTAAGGGTATCGCTAAACGAGGCTCAATGACTCGAGCATATAGTGCTGGTAAGAAACGTATAGCTAAGAACATGTACGATGACTGTCATGTGGAAGGTTATACTGTTAAATACAACATAGATCAGGATCAATGTGACGTTCTAGCTGGTAACCTTATTAAGGCTATCAATGAGGTATGTGCTGGTCCACTTAAGACAACTAAATATCTTCAAAAGATTGCAGAACATGAACTCAACTCAAACAGAAATCACCTTGCTTGGCATACTCCTTCTGGTTTCCCTGTTATTTATAAGGCTTACCTTCAGCACGAACGTAAACAAAGAGGTACAATACGGGGTATTCAAGGAAATAAAGATGGTCGTGTCATGCACGTTATTAAAGTGGATGTCCTCAATAAAGAGACTGGCGAACGAGTACCATGCCGTAGGAGTTATGCTTCGGGTATCAGTCCTAATGTTGTACATTCCTATGATGCTTCTCACATGGCTAATACTGTTGTTGGCTTCAACGGTAGCTTTGGCGCTGTCCATGATTCGTTTAGTACCCATGCTGATGAAGTGGATTTTCTACAAGAAGTAACTAAGATAACCTTTGTTGCTCAGTATGACATAGAAAACTTCTTTAACTTACTACAAGACACTCTCATGGAGAATAAAGAATCATTCACTTTCCCTCAACCAGTAACAGGAAGTTTAAACCTACAAGAGGTTTATAACTCAAAGTATTTCTTTTGCTAAAGAGTCGGTACCTAATACCGAACAACAATAACTAACAAGGACATTAATGAACTCATACCAAGAACTAATCGCTAAATCCCGCTATGCTCGATACCTACCTGAAAAGAATCGTAGAGAGAACTGGGATGAAACAGCTGATCGATGGATCTCTTTCTTTAAAGAACAACTTAAAGACACAATACCTGTACATGACTCTGTATGGCCTTGCCTAGAGAATGAGATAAAAAGTTTAAACTCTCTACCATCTATGCGTTCTATTATGACTGCTGGAGAAGCCTTATCCAGAACTAATGTGGCAGCATACAATTGTAGCTATCTTCCCATAGATCATCCGCGTTGTTTTGATGAGGCCATGTACATCCTATTATGTGGTACTGGCGTGGGCTTCTCGTGTGAAAACCAATACACTTCTCTATTACCTGATGTTCCTACCTTAACTAACAGTGATAAAATTATTACTGTAGAAGATAGTAAAGAAGGCTGGTGTGAAGCGTATAAATTATTAATAGCTCGTCTGTATGCTGGTCAAGTCTCTCAGTGGGACGTCTCCTTAGTACGTCCAGCAGGAGCGCCATTAAAAACCTTTGGTGGTAGGGCTTCTGGTCCAGGTCCCTTGATTGATTTGTTTAATTATACTGTAAACAAATTTAAACATGCTGAAGGTCGTAAGCTCTCTGCTATTGAGTGCCATGATATCATGTGCAAGATTGGTGAGGTAGTTGTTGTAGGTGGTGTACGTAGGTCAGCAATGATTTCATTGGGTGACTTAGGTAACTATGATCATGCTACCGCTAAGACAGGTACTTGGTGGGAAAAGTATGGTGAGCGTGCTTTAGCTAATAACTCAGCCGTATATCAAACAAAACCTTCTATCGGTGAGTTCATGAAAGAATGGTTAGATATCTACAACAGTCACTCAGGTGAACGTGGTATCTTCAACCGTGAAGCTTCACAAAAGCAAGCAGCTAAGTGGGGTCGTAGAGAGTTTGATGTGCAGTATGGTACTAATCCTTGCTCAGAGATTATCCTTAAGCCGTATCAGTTCTGTAACCTCTCAACTGTAGTTGTTACTGCTGGAGATACCTTAGAAAGTCTTAAAACAAAAGTACGTTATGCTACTATTATGGGTACCATGCAAGCTACCCTTACTCACTTCCCTTATTTGCGTGATGTATGGAAACAAAACACTGAACAAGAACGTCTGTTAGGTGTGTCTATGACTGGTATCTTAGACAATCACTTGCTACGTGGTGAAGGTAAGATTACTTTAAAAGTTCTACTCGAGACACTACAGCAAGTAGCTCGTGATACAAACAAACAATGGGCTAGTATGCTGGGTATTCCTGAGTCAGCAGCTATCACATGTGTTAAGCCTGAGGGTACTGTGTCTCAATTAACACTTACTTCAAGTGGTATTCATGCTGGACATGCACCACACTATATCCGTCGTATTCGTCAAGACAAGAAGGATCCATTAACACAGTTCTTAATTGAACAAGGTGTTAACCATGAAGACTGTGTAATGAAGCCTGACCAGACAACTGTGTTCAGCTTCCCTATGAGGTCTACTGGGTATACTCGTAATGATTTAACTGCTATCGAGCACTTAAACATTTGGTTAGCATATCAGCGTTACTGGTGTGAACACAAACCTTCCGTTACTATCTCTGTTAAAGAGCATGAGTGGATGGAGGTAGGTGCATGGGTATACGAACACTTTGACGAGTGTACTGGTATCTCTTTCTTGCCTGATGATGGTGGAACCTATCGTCAAGCCCCATATGAAACAATTGATTCATCTGTTTACAAACGTCTTTTAGACACTCAACCAGAAGTTAACTGGGAACTGTTTACTGAAGACCGTGATAACGTAGAAGGTGCTCAAACACTTGCTTGTACTGCTGGAGGATGCGAAATATGAATAAGTTAGTTAAACTATATGCTGACTGGTGTGGTCCATGTAAAGTCATGGATGGTATTTTAAAGGACATTGACCTTAAAGAATTTAATATCACACTTGAATCATTTAATGTAGATCAGCATAAAGATATTGCTGTTAAGTATGGTATAAAAAGTATACCTTTCTTTGCCATAGAAGACTCTGAGGGCAACCTCCTTCGCACTCATAAAGGGTCTATGACTCTTAAAGAGACAAGAGACTTTCTAGTAGGTACCTAATAGAGAACGCATAGGACAATGTCATTGATGAGCACCACTATCAGAGGAAAGCAACAATGTCCCTATGCTATTCTCACCTAACACAACTTAAGGATACGCAATGAGATACCAGAAACGATGGGCTAACGGGTACTGGAGGGTATTCGATACAGTAAACTATACTACAGTACGTCTGGCAGGAACATCAACTGAATGTGATGAACACGTTAGGTACTTTAACTTACCTAGGATTAGGGAATGACATGGCTACAACTATTAAAAAACCTAGAGACTATTATTCAAGAACTTTTCTTAACAGGGATAAAGGCAGCGCACACACTATTGCCCAAGGATCCTTTGATAACTGGTCTTTTGACGGGTCATTCCTTGTTGCTGACTGTAACCGCCACGCTACTATTGAGTTCTTTTCTTTCAACATAAAAGAATATAAGTCTAACTATGTTAAGATACTTAAGATGCTTAACGAGTTAGAAGCTCTCCGTGACTACATGGAGAAGAACGAAGCATATGCTGAACAGGTATTCACAGCAAAGAACAAGAAAATTAATAGTAAACCATTTAACTTAGCCGAGGTACTAAATGATAAGTGAAATTGATATTGAACACCTCTGGGAAGAACCTATCTCTGATGAGATAGAGGAATATGAGGTTAACAAACCTATTGACATTAGATTCCCTTTAGGTTTATATGATCTGGCTCTAACTATGAGGTGGAACTATGAGTAAGGGTAGTGGTAGACGTCCTACTGACGAAGACAAATACAAAGATAACTACGACCAGATCTTTGGTAAGAAAAAGAAAGAAGATAATGGCAACAAACAATAAAGATGTTATCGTATCAGCACTAAGGTGTTTGTTCGCAGATAACTTTGTAGTGTACTACAAGTCACATGGCTTTCACTTCAATGTGCAAGGACCAACATTCCCTCAAGACCATGAGCTGTTAAATGAGATCTATGATTTCTTATGGGACAACCATGATAGTCTAGGTGAACAGTTACGACAGCTGGATAAGCCAGCATTAACTTCTCTTAAAGCTATTCTTAGTGTAACAGAGATTAAAGAAGAGGCTGCTGTATTAGATGATAGCCGTAAACAGTTTGAAATTCTTCAAGAAGACTTTGATATGTTACTTCGTAATGCTAAGTGGATCTATGAGGAAGCAGGTAAGCAAGGTATTGGTGGTTTAGAAACTTTTTGCGGGTTAGGCTGCGGTTGTGGAGGTAATGGTTGAACATTAGTCGGTGGTTGATTTGGTAACTCACTTCTTTGATCT